GTATATGACTGCTCTTGAATTTTAGTACCACGATCCATTTGATCGTTAACAATCGTTTCAGATAATGGAGCTACATCGGCACGTCCTTCTTGTTTAGCTCTGAATGCATCAAGAATTTTTGTTGCAGTTTGATCGTCCTTAGCGAAATTACCTAATGGACCTTGTTTAAGAATAGCTCTTTGTTTAACTAGTTGTGCTGCTGCTTGTGGACTATTAGCTGCTTCTTCAACAGATACAATCTTTCCAAATTGTTTCTGCATTTGCGTACGTATTTTTTCAAATACCTCATCTATCTTACCCTCATTCATCATCTTTTCAATTTGGAAACCACCCATTAAACCGCCAGGACCACCAGTCTGTGCTGATAAGAATCCTTTTTGGGCAATACTCAATCCAGCCATTGATTTTGTTAATGAACCTATTATTTCAATTGATGATGCTCCACTTAAACCTGTGGATTTTAGGGCGCCCATATAACTATTCATCATTCTTGCAGCACCTTCTGCTTCATTACCAAACATTTTAAATGCTCCAGCAGTGTCTAACAATGATCTTCTAACATCATCAAGATCAGTCCCATACTTGCTAGCTATTTCACTCATTCGAGCAGTAAATTGTAACGCCTCAGACCCTGTAATATTGTATGTCTTAAATGCTGTGTGCAAGTCTTGTACTACTTCAGAATAATTTCGCGCACCTCCTGTAGCTAACTTAATAGTAGCTGTTAACATACTGATACTTTGACCGCTATGAGTACTACTAGCGATAACACTATCTAATGCTTTAGGTACAGTTCCAAGTTCAGCCCAGTATTTATGAATTTCTTCTGGTAGTGCGCCGGTTGCTTCTCCAGCACTTGCCATTAGCTCTTGTTGTTTAGATAAAAGAGCATTCATGTTACCAAGACTATCGCCAGCACCATTGAATACTTGCCCAAGATTACCAGTTTTACCTGCTAATTGGACATAAGCATTCTGTAATCTCATGCCGTTATCGGCACTTTCAGCTAGATTCAAAACGAAATCTTTTACAAGCGATATATTACCCTTAATAGAGTCTGGAATTACCTTTCCAAAGCTATTTAGCGCCATTGCTGTAAGAGCATCAATAGCACCATTACCCTTTCCTAATGAGCTAATCATACCCTCTATCTGTCCTTTGAATGTGGACATGCCTCTAACATCTATGCCAGCAAGATTATCAAAAGATTTTTTTGTAACACCAACAGCAAGTGTCAATAATCCAAATTTTGTAGCTTGCTCTTCTGTTAAAGATTGATTATCAGTTAATGATATTCCAACCTCAGCCATTTTCTTATTAAAAAGATCTATTAATGAACCAGATTGCTGAGCCACATCACCATATCTTTTCAAAGCATCAGCAGATCTCTCTAAAGCTTGAGTACTATCTTCAACTGCAGCTGGATCTACTGTTACTACTACTGGTGTTATTGGATCAGACATAAATTATCCTTTTATATGACGACGTTTTCGCCTTATAGGCTCTTGCTTCTTAGTGGTTTCTTCATTGAAAATTCTTAAAGTGCCTTCTTTTACGATCTTAAGTGACTCGTCGAAGTCTTCTTCATTAGATTCATGAACATTATCATCGCCAAGTATTTTCTTAACAGCATCTGGATGAGAGAATGATGCTAATAAATATGCGTGATTTTTAGCTATCTCAGCAAGATCATTTTGATCCGCAAGCCAATTCTCATACATCCATATCTTCAGAACCGGGTCCATATCGGTTATCCTAGAATCATCCGGTGTTGTTTTGTATATCTCTCTACATAAAAACCAGATAAATCTCTGATCCGGTTCATTTACGATTTTTTTAAGTCTTCAATTACCTCTTTCGCGTCTTCATCAGTTTTGATTGAAAACTTTTCTTTTGATTCCGCTACTAGCTTAAAATATTCACCATATAACTTATTTAATAAACTTTCATCTAGTTCATCAATAAAAGCAAGTTTTACATCCATACTATCTGACCCGACAAATTGATCAATACCAATACCGGATACCTCAAAAATAGATCTGGCAAGTAATTGTTTTCTAATTTCAAATGGACCTTGTACAGTGCCATCAAATTCAGCAGAAACCATGATAGCCTCTCTCATCTCTTTAGATTTTAGTGTATGTAATCCAAATGATTTATTATCACCAAAATCTACTCTATGAACAGTTCTGGTCATACCAAGTAGCATTTCAATTCTACGTTTGGCACCGTCATTTAATCTTTCTTTACCAGACCTTCTGCTATCTCTAGCAGCTTTTATTTGTCTTTCAACTTCAGCCGCATCAGGCTCTTCTTGCTGATCTGCTCTTGATTGAAATTCTCTCATAGCTGCTTCATCATAAACTGGTGTAGAGCTTGAAAAATTTCTAGTTGTTCTTCTTACTGCTTGATCTTCTTCAGCTTCATCTGGAATATCAAACTCTCTCAAAGGGGCGCTTGTAACTTTTCTACTGCCAAGTGGACTATCATAACTTCCCATTCATCCTCCAAAAATAAATAAACCTACAACTTAAATATATCAAGTTGTAGGCTAATTCTTTTTTAAGCTAATCTAATCTGTTAAATTAATCAGTATGAGCTTGGGTTACCCATATCAAGATCGATAAGACCTGCTGCATCAAGAGAACCTCTTCTGCCGCCTGTATCAGTAACTTGTTCAATGTTAGCAATGCTTCCACCATCACCCATAGCGAATGTAGCGTGTTGAATTGCTCTTTCTCCTCCAACTGCAACTGATGCAGAAGATGATCCACTAGCTCCTGGTCTTGACCCACCATTCAAGATACTGAAAATTGTTTCAGCTTTCCATTGCATGGTTTCAGAGATAACCCAATCTTGAACTGTATAAGTATACTCAATACCTTCGATCCATACGTTCTTAATTACGGTAGAGATTTGGCTTCCTCTATCTCTCTTTTGTTTATCTAAGATAACAATGTCGAAAGGATAAACTTGAGAAGCTACGTGAATAAAACCTCTGCTGAAAGCTTCGGCAATTCTTAACTTATCAAACCTTATTCTTTGGCAGGTACCAGAGATTTCAGTTGATTGATTTGGAACAGAGTCAATATGACCGTCTGTTCCAACTTCATCGATCATCTTAACACTTCTTTTTTCATGTATTGCTAATGATTGAACAGCGCCGACTGGAATGTTGTTAACCAAAATAATAATGTTGGTTGAAATTGCTGTACTAGTTTTGTTAACACCTGTATTTAGTGATACTGTAGACTGTGCGTTTGGACTTGAGACCATTTAAAACTCCCTAATTATAGTTGACCTAGACCCACTTTGATGTAAATGAAATTGACAGGGTAGGTAGGTTGTACTCTTACTCCGATATTCCATTGACGAGGATCAGCGCTGTCTCTAGCTACAGATAGATCCCTATAATCTGTAATCAAACCTTGAGACATTAAGGCGTTTAGTAAGATTACAGCACGAGTATTCAATATTGAACCTGTATCTGGGGTCTCAGCTAAACCAATGAATCCTGCGAAGCCTGCTCTCAAGCTCTTTGCTACTCTATCTCTAATGAATACAATAGAGATTTCTTGTTCCTCTGGGAATCCACTTTGAGTTGTTGTAATGCCCCATACAACTCTACCACCACCAGTTACTGGTTGTAATGTACAAATACCTGCTGATGCTAATTGTTCCAATGTCAAAGTTGAGAACGTTCTGTTTCTTAGAATAGTAAAACCACTCAAGACCTTATTCGTTAGTGGGTTTTCAACTCTTGTATCTGCTGACAAGTAACCTGCTGCGGCTGCTGCTATATAGAAACCATCGATTAGGACGTTCTCTGCACCAGCTTGAACAACGATTTGGTCAGGGTAGAAGTATACACATCTGAATGTATTTCCGAAGGCATCTGATACTGAGTAGTTTGCTAAATCTTCAACGTTTCCTGCAAGAATGTCAGTAACTGTTTCTCCTTGAATACCTTCTAGAACACCAATATCTTCTACCGCTGCATCGGCTGTTCCGATTACATTGGCACTTGTTAATCCATTGATTGCTCCAGCAAATAATACTCTTTCCTTCTTGTTACGGATATTGCTCATTGCTTTACAATGATTCAATGCGTTTTGGAATATTACGGAGATTGTTTGTTTTGGAAGTGGTACAACGATATCACATTCAACTGTTTCAAGTGATTCTAAAGCATTGATCCAACCAGCATCATAGAAGCTTGCTTCTAATGTATCAATCAAAGTTACTCTTAGTTGATGATTATCTGGAACAACATTCTTATTTACTACAACGTAATTATCTACATCATCTGTATCTTTAACTTCAAATCTTAAACCAGATTCTTGAACGATTGCTTTTGCAATTGTTATTGTATTGGCTGGAATGTTGATAGCAGTAATATCGTATAAACCATTATTTCCTGTAGTTGAACCAGAAATTAGCAAACGACGAGTAAGTATATCAGTATAACCATCAAGATCTCCGAAATCTACTACTATTGAGCTTCCAAAAGTTGCAGTTCCAGAACCAAGAGATACTAAGTAACCGTCTGTTGCTTCACTTACATCTTCAGTTACAGCAATTCCTGTTTCGACATCTATTACTGCAAAAGTAATGCCGCTTCCATTAACTAAATTAGTGAAAGCTGTTGTTTTAGTAACATATAAATTACCATTAGATACTGAATCAATTAAATAAGTACCATCATTTGCGCTATTGGTAGAACCAGTAATTACTAAATTCTTACCATCATGAGTCAAATCGAACGTTACTGAAGATTCGAAAATACCTTGATTGGTTGTGCTAGGAACTCTAGCGATATAACCATCTTCTTCTGTTTCCATAGTTGCAGCAGACTCAACTACTGTATAGAAGTAAGAAAATCCGGCTGGTGCAGCAGTGTCATCTGTAATGAACTCTGAAAAAGTTGGCTCTCCACCACCTTCACCAACCAAATAATATTCGTACTTATTTGGTAGAATTTGAGTTTCAACATTTGTTGTATTATTTGTAACGAAGAAATGAATTGATGCATTTACGTCAGGAGTTACACCTGCTGGTAATGGATACATAAATTCATTTAAATCCGAAGAATCTGCATCTACCGATGAGTTAAGAATATATGAGTTTCTTCTTGGCATTGGAGGAGCAGCTTGAACTGTAACTAATGCTGGAGCTGCGTTAGCGAAAGCTAATTGAGCACCCAAGCTTAAGTTATTTCCAACACTTGGCAATCCGTGTCTTGCATATGTATCACCTGGACCTTGTACCAAAACAGGATCATTAAGTGTCAATGTTGGGATAAAGTTTGTAGTTAAAGAATCGCTTCTATTTAGAACGCCACTTCTTACTTTTACAGTGAAGGCATCACCCTCTCTGAAAACTGGGGTAGTTTCTGCAATGGCAAAATTAAGTACATCATTGTCAACTTCAGCGCCACCAACAGTCCAAAGAATTGGATTCCCATTAGCATCAAGTTTTGCGCCTGAGATAGATCCAAAAGCCAAGAATTTAGCAGTTCCGGCAATAGGTGCATTTAATGCGGTTCTTTGAACAGATACGCATCTAATGGTCCATGTTTCTGCTGGTGCATTTACATCTAATAACTCTAGACCAGTAAGTGTACCTGCACCAACATTTGTTGTTAGTGGTAAGTAATATGCCCCACCTTGATCGAAGATGTATGCGGTTTGAAGTTCAATTTTACCAGTAGCAATATCAAGCCTATAATCATATTTCTTGCTAAATGGATCTGTATCAATTAGTGATTCTAAACCAACTAATGGAATACCATTCTTGTATAAAGTTGTTCTTCTAGCGACCAATGGAGCGCCAGAAATTCTAAAATGCCTTCCATCAGCACCAGTTGTTGATGCGTACGTTGGATCGAATCCGTCTTTTCCACCACCTGAAGCTGTTGAA